GGTAACGCGGTCTTTAAAGTCCATATTTAGGATTCTAAACATTTCGTAGTTTAGATAACTTGCCTTGTATTGTTAAGAACTCTAAACTCGCCTGAGACATTGGAGACAAGGCCCCATGACCTACGACGAAGCCCTGAAACATTTCGGTACCGGCCGCGCGATCGGGGACGCCCTAGGCGTAAGCAGCAGCCGAGTGTCGCAGTGCCGCGCAACTGGTGGTTTTTCTTACCCCATGCAATGCGTGCTGGAGAAGGACTCTCGCGGGGCACTGATCGCCAGGCGTGAAGACGACCCCGCCCAAGCGATCAAGCAGTCCGCCTGATCCCAACAAGACACATTTTGAAACGCGTACTGGCATGACGCCACGTAAACAAATTCGAGGTTTTAGGAATGCAGGATTTTCTGAGGGCGTGTGATGCAGCTGTCGAGCAGGCTGACACAAAGAATCTCGCCACGTTGATGAACATGCCCCCGGTGAGCTTGCTGCAACGCGCCAACGCCAATTACGACGGCGCGTGGTTCAACGTGAAGCACCTGTATGCACTATTGCTGCACACCAACGATATGCGCCCGCTTGAAGCGCTGGCGGGTGAGTTCGGCTACGCGATCGTGCCGCTGGTTCAGCCCGCTGCAATCGACATTCATCAGGCATTGGGTCGCGCGGCGTTGGAATTTGCCGAGGTGACAGTGGAGACGCATGCCGCCATGTCCGACGGCCGGGTAGACCAGATCGAGCGCGCTCGAATCCTGAAAGAGATCGCCCATGCCGAAGAGGCACTCGCAACCCTGAAAGCATCAGTGAAGGTGGCATGAAATGAACCACAAATTTCCACTTGAAGGCGGGGCAGACGAGAAGCTCGCCCACCTCGCACAGCAGACATCTCAGGCGTCTATGTCTTCGGCCAAGTCCCTTGATTCTGGTCGCCGACATTGGTCTCTGGCGAATGACGGGACGTTAACTATCAGTTTCTCGTCTTGTCGGCGTGAAGCATCGCCTGAAGCGAAGCGAGGTCGGTTTTCAGAATGTTTAAAGGCCATTCGTACATTTCTTTCGCAGTGCCTGAGTCGCATCCGGCAGCAGGATTTTCTGTGAAGTATTGGGCGGCCTTGGTGAGCGCCTCCCCGTCGAATCCTGGCGTGGCGCGAATGGTAGCCGCCAGCGATACGAGCGACATCAAAACACCTTTTTCGAATGGTGACAGGTTTTCCATGTTCGGCCTCCGAGGCCTTGTTGTGTGGAAGCAAAAAGCTACCACGGATGCGCCGGACACCTAAATCGCAGGCAATAAAAAAGCCGGGGGGCAACCCGGCTTCTTCAACAACACATGTGAGGTCCGATTATGCACACCACGACCACCCAGAGCAATAGCCCCCCTGATTCGTCAGTTATCAGCCATTCACAGAATATGACGCGTCAGGTTATGTCTTCTCGCGAGATTGCTGATCTGACCGGAAAGCGCCACGACCATGTGATGCGTGACATTCGTCGCATGCTCGAAGAGCTTCAAATCACTGACCCCAGTTTTGGGGGCAGCTACCGCGATGGATCCGGCAGGTCACTCCCTTGCTTTTTCCTCGACCGCGATCTTACCGAAACGCTGATCACTGGCTACAGCATTCCTCTACGCCATCGCGTGATAGTACGGCTGCGGGAGCTGGAAGATCACCTTTCTGCAGTTCCTCGCGTGCCAACGACATTGCCTGAGGCATTGCGCCTGGCTGCTGATCAGGCCGAGGAAAACCAGAAGTTGCACATGGTCATCCAGCAACAAGCTCCGAAGGTTGAGGCACTGGAGCGGCTGGCAAACACCCAGGGTTCCCTGTGCATCACCGATGCGGCAAAGCACATCGGCATTCAGCCTCTGCAGGTGTTCGCCTGGATGAGCAAGAACCGCTGGATCTATCGCCGTAGCAGCTTTGCCAACTGGTCGGCGTTTCAGCCTCGCATTTCGAGCGGTCTGCTCGAGCACAAGTTGGTGAAGGTCAAAAATAACGAATCCGAAGAGCTGAAGGTCGTAGAGCAGGTGATGGTTACTCGCCGAGGTCTTGTTGTGCTCGCTGAAAAGATCAATGGAGCCTCGCTGTGAGTGTTCAAGCAATGACTTGGGCGATGGACGTACCGACTTCCGCCCTTGAAAACCCTGCTGCCCGTCATGTGCTGCTGTGCCTGGCGAACTATGCCGGTCCAGAGGGGCGTGGTGCGTTTCCATCCGCTTTGACTATCTCCAAACAGACTGGGCTGTCTGAGCGCACTGTTCGCCTGAAACTCGATGAGTTGGAAAAAGCCGGGTTCATCACCGAAGGGAATCAGGCAATCGCTGCGGCCTACATCGACCGTCGCGACCGGCGCCCTGTGGTGTACGACCTTCAGCTTAAACGGGGTGCAAATGCTGCACCCCGTAAGGAACGGGGTGCAGATAACCGCACGGGGTGCAGCTCACAGCAGAACGGGGTGCAGGAAAACGCAGAACGGGGTGCAGCAGCTGCACCCAATACACCACTTACCCATCAGGAAACCGAAGAGCAGCAGCGGCAGCGTGAATTGGCCGACGAGATTGCACGCCAGGAGCAGACCGCCGCCGAGTGCCCTGATCCAAACCAGCGCTTCGCCATGTTTGCCGCATGGGAGCCAGATTCCAAGGCGCTGGCCGACCAGATCAAGATCGCCGGCTTGCCATTTGACGCAGTGCCGGACACCGCCATCCGGGCGTTCAAGGGATTCTTTGTCGCCAAGCCCGGTACTGTCGACTCCTCGGGAGGGTGGTGCTACCGGCTGGTGCAGTGGGTGAAACGAGAACGCGTGAAAGCGTCGGGGCAGGGCAAGGCACCTGACTTCGACGACACCAGCTGGGGCGATGACCTGGGGGGCTTGTGATGAAATCCGTTTCCAACATGCTGCAGCAAATGTCTAACGTACCGACCGCCGCCGTGGTGCCGCTCAAGGCTGATGCCGGAACGGTGCAAGTCATCAACGCGTTGTTCCGTGAGCTGATGGCGATTTTTCCCGCCTGGAAACAGGCATGGCCCGATGACGACTCCCTGAAAGCCGCAAAGGCGTCCTGGACCAAGGCGTTCATGGCTGAGGGAATCCAGAAGATTGAACAAGTCCGCTTTGGCATTGAGCAGTGCCGGAAGTTGGCGACGCCATTCGCGCCGAGCTCTGGGGAGTTCGTGACGATGTGTCAGCCGACTCCCGAGATGCTGGGCATCCCTCCGTTGGAGAAAGCTTTCCGCGAGGCCTGCCGTAATGCGCATCCCGCGATGGCCGGGCAGGCGAACTGGTCACACGACGCGGTCTGGCATACGGCCAAAGAATGTGGTTTTGAGCCGCTGAATCGCTTGGAGACCTCGCTGGCTCGCAAGCTGTTCGAGCGCAACTACGTAATCACCATCCGCCGCTTGGTCGCCGGACTTCCCCTTCAAGCGATGCCGCTGGCGCTGCCGGCAAAAGCCGAAGCGCGCCGCACCCCCGAAGTAGGAAATGGGGCATTGGCTCAAATTCGCGCGATGCGTGCCGGTGGTAGTCATGCGTAACCCGATGCTGGCGCTGCCCGAGCCGCTGGCCCACCGGTTTGCGGTGTACAGCGGGTCCTATGAGCTGGACTTGACCAGCCAGCCTGAGCAACCCCAAGCGCTGTTCGCATACGAGGCCATTGCCACGGCTTACGCACAGGCCAAATGGCCTCAGACCTTCAAAGTCGTCGATCTTTCGGAGTTCTATCCATGAAAACCATTCTCGCGCTGATCGGCGCGGCCCGTTGCGCCTGCTCACTGATGCAGTGTGCGTATTCGCACCAGGTGCCGCCGGCGGAATTCCAGTTCGGGGGTGGCCTGTGAAGTCACATGCTCAGCGCACGAACACCACCAAATACACGGCGACTGTTTCTGAGCGTGATGTCACTGCGGCGCTCTGTGAGCTGTTGGCGCGGCAGCACGGTTTGAATCTCGAAGACGTTAGCGTGAGTTTTCGTGGCTACCACTCCTCCGAAGACACCAGCACTGGAATCAATCACAGCTGGAAGATTGAAGTCACCGTCGATCACTCGCGGGAACCTACAGAAGCGAAGGAGCCGTCACTGTGAGGCAGACCAAGCTGACCAAGGCGGCGCGCGGGCGTGACTGCCAGATCCGCGTGCCCGGCGTGTGCAACGGCAACCCCGAAACCACGGTGCTCGCACATTACCGTCTCGCTGGCACATGCGGCGTCGGGCTCAAGCCGAACGACCTGCAGGGCGCTTGGGCCTGTTCAGCGTGTCACGACTGGGTTGACGGTCGTTCGTGCGGCAAGCTCGCCGATCCTGATCAGGCCCGCCTGTTTCACGCGGAGGGCGTAATGCGAACCCAGGCCATTCTCGTCAGCGAAGGGGTTGTGGCCGCGTGATGCCTCTCAAGATAAAGCCGTTCAC